GGCAAACGTGAGCAAGGGCGAGTTCAACGACTTTGTCGCAAAAGTCGAGAAATTCATCGAGCAGTACGAACTCGATGCACGCGGCGATAAAACATTCAATAATGGCAATCGTGGATTCATCAATGAGATACGTGAGATCAAGGAAAAGTTGAACGATTATCCATCCACATTATGGCTACTCGCCCACCGCCCACTCCAGACCATTGTAACCATCTTGGGGCTGGACCTGCTGTTGTATTTCAGTTACACGTATTTTGATGATTGGATCAAGGCGATCTTCGCTGCGATTGGAATCAAGTTCCCACAATAAACGCCATGCAGATCAAGCTGCCGTTCATCGTTTCGACCAGTGAATATAACTCGCCCGATGTGAAATGGATCGAGTCCGATCCGCCGATCGCGGCGGCGTTGTGCCGGGCATCCATAGGAACGCCGAACTGGATGGGTGGGGCGAAATATGCGGACGATGACAGTTTCCCGATCTATTGGCCGCAGTGGGCAATGATGAAGGTGGCACGCTGTGCGTATCATTTTGCGATGAACGAGTTGGGCGGGGCGGACCAGGGGGCATGGTTCTGGCAGTGCGTGTGCGCGGGTGGAGGTTGGAAACACGGCGATGTCTTATGCCTGGATGTGGAGGAAGAGGGGCCATCGGCAAAAATGCTCCTGGATTTCTTCACGCAATTGCAGGCACTCAAACCCGAGCTCACAACCGACGACTTCTTAATCTATTCAAGAGCCGATATCCTGGACAATATTTCATTCGCCGGTCTGAGCGAGGCCCAGAAGCAATATCTGCTTTCGATCTCAACGTGGATCGCCGGTTATCCCGACGACCCGGACCCGTATGATTTCAAGACGCTGGCGGAGATCTATCATGCTGACACAACCCGCTGGGGAAAGTGCGTGATCGTGCAATATGCCGGTTCGGCTGTTGTCCCCGGTGTGTCGAAGCCTGGTTTTTTGAGCGTGGAATGCAATGCGGCAGATGCGGATTACCTGGCAAAGTGGACAGCGGAGACGCAGGGCAATATACCGCCTGAACATGAAGTTGTGAAGCACATCATCGAAGGTGATATCGATGATTTAGTCATCACTCCATCCACCTTTGGCATTCTGCCTTATCAGGACATTCTCCAATTTGCTAAAGATCATAACCTGCGGGCGGCCATGAACGCGGGCGCGGGCGGCTATGAGTGGGATGTGGACACGTTCGAGATCAACGGCCTATCCGCATGGCATGGACATATTTATTCAGAGGCCACATTCGATTCGCAATCTTTCTACATCGATCAGCAGGGAAACGTCAGCGATGAAAAGCCCATGTCAATCTGGACCGCCGTACCATATTCCCGCAAACTGGTATTGCGTGACGGAAGCATCAATCCAGAATTGGATACGACACAACGCTCGTCCTGGAATGTCATTGCTTTCAAGGCGGGGAAGTCATACCTGATCATCACGGAAGGTCAGGAAGGTTCCAGCGGTTTCACGCAAATGGAACTTGCCGAGTGGGTGAAGCTAAATTACGACTTTGCTTATCTGTGCGACAGCGGGCATCCCGGCAATATGGCAGAGAACGGCCAATTGGTTTATTCGGCCTACAACGAACGGATTCAATTCGGCGTGGGCTTTGTGCAAACAGGAGGTTCGACCATGATAACTACACAAAAAGGGACTGCATTGGTTGATGGACTGCGCATCAAAAATGCCAGCACTGGAGCTGTGATCGATTATTTGGCGAAAGGCGAAATTGTGTATGGCAATTGGTCGCCAACCAAAAGCGATCTGATCGATATAACAAACATCTATCAATCAGACGGCGTGACATTGAGCCGAGCACTGAATGAGACCTGCAAGGTCACGGCTGATACACATTATCTCAGCGTCATTTCGGGGACAGAGCCATCCGTTCAACCGCCAACCGATTCGGGTGCGCCGAAACAGGTCACGGTCGAGATGCCGGACGGATCGGTTTACGTCGCAACGACTTTCACAAAGCAATAACATGCAGGTCTCTGTCTCATTTGGTCTCGATGTTTTTACGGCTAACGCGCAACCGGCGCGCAAGTTGTGCTTTGTGCTGTGGGACCATCAACTGGCGATGTACAACTATCAGCCGCGCAATCTCAAGCAGCCGGTGCCGGAAACGTGTCCGCTTTTGTCAGGAGGCAAGAATCCGGTCACGACCGCATGGGAGGCCTATCTGCGCGGCATCCTGCATTTGTGTAATCCGAACATGAGCGCTGCGGAATTCGAGACAGCATGGAATGGACTCTGGAAGGATGGAGTCGCTTTCACCGATCATAGCGATCCAGCGTCCGGCAATTTTGCGCTGCACAGCCTGACATGCGGCGGCGCAACACATGAGATGGTGACGGGTGAATCGGTCATCAAGGCCGGGCATGAATATGTGGAGATCTTCACGTTGAACAGCCGCAAGTTTCCACCTTCGATTCCGGCACGCGCAAGCGACATTGACATGACGCGACACTTCTTTGCAACATCAGGAAGCAATGTGCAATTACCCGATGGAAGCTATCGAGTGAACGGTTTTCCGCATTTTGAAAATTGCATCATCCCGCTGGTCAGCCCGGCGGATACGGATTTTATTTTGGTAGAGAGAGTCAAGGTCGTGGCATGGATGCAGCGACCGTATAACCCGTAGGTATTAGCTTCGGAGACTCACGTCTCCGAAGTAGCCAATGGCGACATGAAGTCGCCTTGGCTGAAGAAAGACTGAATGCCGATACAAAGACCGCATTACGAACTGGACGATGAATACCGCCAACTGGCGCTCAATATAGATGTCGAGACGCTGGCATTGGACGATAAAAGCGTTTCCCCTGAGGAGGCGCGTTTGCGGTCGGAGACGGCGCGGGGAACATTACTGGCATTGAAGGCAACGAATGAGCAGCCCGCATGGTTTGCACGCTTCGAGTTGTTGATGGACGGCGGCTGGCCATGGAGACAGGCAACCTACATCGCGTGGGCGTCGATGCCGAAGGAAAACCGGAAGCCGGAGACGCAAGACAGCCTGGCGAAGGAATTTCTGAACTTGACCAGCGACCGGGCGATCAGCACATGGCGCAAGCGCAACCCGGCAATCGATACGACGATCGCGATCATGCAATCGATGGAGTTATGGGAACACCGCGCAGACAGTTTCAAGAATCTGATCGAGGGGATGAAGAAAGCAGGCATGGATTACAAGTTCTTCAATCATCTCAAATTATTTTTAGAGATGACGGGCGATTATGTGCCGCTGACGCAACTGGCGGCGGTGCTGAAGAGGAAGGCCGATGGAGAACCATCCGACCTGTCAGAGGAAGATATCGTGGCGATGGGAAGAGCGGCGAAAGAGTTGAATGACGATGCAACACATTCGACGAAGGGCGGGGAGGAATAATGCTGCCGTTTGCACCTTCACGTCCCAAAGTCTCGCCGCGGGTAGCACAGGCCGAACTTGCCCTGCGCAAAGGGGCGAGGCAGAATTTCCTGAAGTATTGCCAGTACGTGGATCCGCGTTATGAGACACCGCAGCATTTGCAATTGGTGGCTTCGAAATTACAGCAGGTGTTGTTGTTCCTGGCAACGCGCGGGCAACAGGGCATCAGCCGATTGATCATCATGATGCCGCCGCAACACGGCAAGAGCGAAATGGTGAGCCGCCACTTCCCGGCGTGTGCATTGGGATTGCTGCCCGATCTGCATGTGATCCTGGCGTCGTATGGCGCAGACTTAGCCGTGAAGCACAGCCGGTCCGTGCGGGATCGGTTGACCAGCAGCCGATATAAGGCACTATTCGGCGACCGATCATCGAAGGATGTGCCGGTTGAACTTTCGAGCGACAGCCGAAGCGTGGGGAGCTGGGACCTGGCACAACCCTACCGGGGCGGACTTTTGGCAACCGGCGTGGGCGGCGGTGTGACAGGCAACCCGGCAGACCTGTTCATCATCGACGACCCGTTCAAGAACCGCGAGGAAGCCGAGAGCGAATCGAGGCGCGAGCTGGTGGATGACTGGTGGAAATCGTCAGCTAAGACACGTCTCAGTCCGTTCGCGGCGGTGATCCTATTCCACACACGCTGGCATTCAGATGACCTGGCGGGGCGGTTGATCAAACGCATGGTGAGCGATCCGCTGGCGGCGCAGTGGGAGATCGTTGACCTGCCAGCGTTCGCACTGGATGAATATCCAGCAAGCGCGGAAGAACAAATCAAGAGGATGCGGGATGAAGGCATTTACGTCCCATTGACGGACCCGTTGGGACGCAAGGCAGGCGAGGCATTATGGCCGGGACGCTATGACGCAAACTGGCTGATCTCGCAGAAGGCAGATATCGGGCCATACGACTTCGAGGCGTTGTACCAACAACAACCTTATTCGAAAGAGGGACAACGCTATAAGCGCGAATGGTTCAGGACCGTCACGAAACTGCCGGAAGGTGTAACGATCCGATTCATTGTCCGTTTGTGGGACAAGGCCAATTCTGCAGCGGGCGATTTCACTGCAGGCGTGCTGATCGCGTATTGTTCGGACGGTTATTTTTACATCCTGGATATCGTGCGCAAGCAGATGACATCTTATGAGCGAGACCAGCGAATGTTAAAGACCGCCGAGACGGATAGAGATACGTTTGGCAAGGTCCATATCTGGCACCAGCAGGACCCGGGCAGCGCAGGAAAAGATTCGGCGGAGGCTACGAACCGAATGTTGATGGGCTTCACAGCGAAGTTCGAGCCGGTGACGGGAAGCAAGGAAGACCGGAGCGGTCCGCTGGAAAGCGCATTCCAAGGCGGGATGGTGTTTCTGATGCAGGGTGCATGGAACGAGGCCTTCGTCGATGAGTGTGTGTCATTCCCGCGAGGACGATATGACGACCAGGTGGATGCGGCGAGCGGCGCATATAACAAGCTGTTGGAAATGATCAAGAGGCCGCAGAGAGAAGTGAAGAGTTATCAAGGGTAGCGCCTGCGTCCAATGACGCAGGCATGGGCGATGCAACCTTGATGGTTGCTCGCCCGAGCC